CCTCTACGATTGTTGTCATCTGTGGGTTTTCTAAAAGAAAGTTATATAAATCTTCTGGGTGCTGTCTTGAACCTATAACAACAATAGCTGTATGTTCCTCTTTACGAGATGACAAAGTAGTTGTCCACCATTGTCTTGTCTGTTCTCTTGCACTAGGTTGTACAGTTGTGCCGTGATCCTCAATGTCATCTGCAATAATTAAGTCGCAATCTCTTGATAGAATCTTGCCACCTTTACCTACAGCAACCATTGTTGGTGATTTAATACCTGTAACAGTTCTAGTAGCAATAGTAAATTGTCCTGATGTCCAAGACTTACCTGACCTGTTTTTAGGTTTAAATGTTTGTCCTGGTCCACAGAAATCCTCTATAAGTTTTTCGTTATGTTCTAAGTGATCTACTACAGCACCTACAGCATTCTTGGCTATCTCCTCGTTACCACCAACCCACATAATTCTTACATTAGGATTTTTACATATCTGCCATACAGCGAAATGTGTAAGTAAGTCTGTCTTGCCGTGTCGTGGTGGGCTAAGTATCATTTGTTCGCCACCTTCATCAATAGCTTGTAAAATACTAGCTATCCATTTTTTATGGAAGTCTGCTGTTTCGTATATATCACCTGTTTCTGTTTGGAAATATCTATCTCTAAAATCCTCAAATTTCTCTAAAGCTATAAGTGCTTCTTTTGGTGTTGCCCAAGATTTTTGTTTTTCTAAATTTTCTTTATCTAATAAATACGCTTCGTGCATTTTTGTTACTAAAGATTTATGTACACCTAGTAATGCAGCTACATCTTGTTTTTGTATAAGTTTTTTTTCTACTGCTTGTGCGTAATCTCTGACATAATCTTCGTAATGTTCACCACGAGTAGCAGTCATTTGAGAAGTAAACTCTTTTTGTTTTTTAGCTTTTACTCTTTTGTGCTGTGCTTTACGACTGCATTGAACAGTACAATATTTTTTATTATTGTGTTTCGCTGTAAATTTTCTTTCACAGCCTGGATTAGCACAAGACTTTCTTTCAGCCATTATTTTTTCTTTGGAAGTCTTTTTATTTTTCCGTTTTCTGTTCTAGCAAATCTTGCTGACTTTGTTTCTCTACTTGGTATCAATGTTCCATAATAAGTTTTACCACCCCATTGCCAAGATACTTTTCCACTAGATTTCATTATGTTCTCCTAAATCCATTCGTTGCGTAATATAACTTTACTTGTTTTTCTGTATATTTTCTACCACTTGGAGAATAATAATATTTACCTTTTTTTACAAAAGGCATTTACCACATCCTACAAGACCAATACCTAGCACTTGTCTTGTCTTTAGCAGTTGAACATTTGTGTCTGGCACGAAATGAAGCTCTAGCTTTTGGATTATCTTTTCTAATCTCCATATTGGGATCACCAAACATAACCTTCTTGACTTTGCCATTATCTGATACAAAGACTTTAAATTTCTTTCTACCATATCCTGGTTCGCCTTTTTGAATCCTAGTAGGATTATTTAGCTTGACTTTCATTCCACGCCATTCAGCCATTATTTTCTCTTTTTTCTACCTTTATTTTTTTTCATACCTTTTTTGTATGAGTAACCTTTACCTGGCATTATATCTCCTATACTTAGCTTAATGAGTGATTATATAAAAGGAAATAAATATCCTAATTACAAACCCTCTACTTCATATAGTAGTGGAAGGATTTGTATTCAAGAGAATTGTGATACTGTTATCTCAAAATATAACAAGTATAGATATTGTAATAATCACAAACCAAAAACTTATCCTCGTATTAAAGGTCGTAATGCACCTACAGACTTACAAGAACCTAGGTCGTAAAAAAAAATTTTTTATTCTTCTTCACACCAACATATTGTTGTCTGCTTAACCATATCCAACATACTTGAATAACACCACACACAAAATGCAATAGGGGTAATACCAAAGTTACCCTGAATATCTCCTGCATCTAAATCAATGTCTGCTTCGCATATACTACAATTATCCACTATTCAAAGAAACTAGATAAATCGTTCTCACCACAAGTTAGGCATAATCCTGCTTCTAGTTGATCTTCCCAAAAAGGATTCAAACATTGGTCGCAATCTTGTACTGGTATATCAGGCATTTTCTATCCTTTCTTTTGCAATATTATAATATTCTTTATCTAATTCTATCCCAATAAAATTTCTGTTTTTATTAACACAAGCAACACCTGTACTACCACTACCCATTGTAAAATCTAAAACTGTTTCATTTTCTAATGTATAAGTTTTTATTAAGTATTCTAAAAGTGCTACTGGTTTTTGTGTTGGGTGTAAACCTCTATCTCCTTTAGCTCTGTTGTTAAATGTTTGTATATCCTCTGGAAATTTGAGTTCTTTGTCATATTCTTGATCAGTATTTGTTCTTTCAATGTTTCCAATAAAATCACCACCTTTTTTTGAGTTGTATTTGAATCCTGCTTCAATTCTATTTTTACCACTTTCTGAGCGAGGTTGTTTTATTGGATAATAATTTATTCTCTCTTTACCAAATATCATTATATCCTCAATATGTTTCATTGGTTTGTATTTAGCTGAAGCAAAATTACTAGCAATAAGTTTTTTATATTTCCAATCGTATTTGTATTCATTAAGATTGCTTAATCTTAAATGACTACTAAAAGGTTCATTACCAAATAAAGCTACAGCACTATTGTCTTTTCTAATTCTTTTAATTTGATTCCACATTGGTTTATAAGGAATTATGTTATCCCAACTACAAGCAGTAGTGCCGTATGGTAAATCAGTTAAAATAAAATCTATAGAGTTATCTGGTATATCCTGCATAACTTCTAAACAATTACCTTGATAAAGTTGAATCATAGTATTCCTTTCCATACCCTAGTCTAGCTAGGGTATATTGGTTAATCAAACAGGGAAGTTGATACTCATAAGAAATGAGTAATTTCATTATATATCATAAAGTATATATAGTCAATAAACAAAAACCCTGCCTGAGCAGGGTCTTGTCCGTACAGTATGTCCAGTACTGTTATGAAAGAAAAAGAAATATACTTAAACCCAACAACAACCATCATACAATTGTCTAAGATTGTCAGCTATTTTCTTTTCTCTTAGTTATAGATATTTACTCTAAACTAATTCTTAGGACTTTCCTAAGATACTTTGCATTATAGAAACCTTGTGATAGTATGACAACACAAACAAAATATTTCTCTAGCTCTTAGGAAAGAAATATTGGATCAAACAACAGGATAAGTGGACTAGCTGGACCATAGTAACTAGGGTAATAGCCTATTACTCTACATTTTGTTTTATAACTGCTACGATATGGAGTTAATTCGGTTTGGGTTGGGCGTAGCACAGGGTTAGAACTATTCATCAATATTATATTTTTAATTATACTTATTCTTATTGAAAGTATGTAAAGAGTGTAACAACTCACTAAAGCAAGTAGGGGATCAATCAAGATACTACTGTGATAGCAGTCCTGCTAACTGTAGTATGTCAGGAAAAGTACACAATATATAGTAGGTATTTTTAATATAGTTTCCATAGATAAACTAAGGTGTTACGCTACGCTAGGGCAACGCTAACATTGATATTTGCATTTATTTATGTACAACGCAACATAATAGCTATTATAGGACATATTAAATAAGCTAGTGTTTATAAGGTTTATCCAGGAATAACTAGGAAATAACTAAGTCTGTAGAGATATAGGATATTTTTTTTAATCAAATAGGGGGTACTTGTTTAATTCCTGGAGTAACGCTAATAAGATTTATTTAATAAAATCCTCTAACCTTATCTATAATCTTCCAACTATCCACAACAAAAAAAAATAATTAAATAACTTGTAATATAAATTTTACAGTAATAAGATATGAATATGGTTAAACAAACAAATAAATTATGGAATTGCGTAGGTAGTTTTACTAATAAAAAGACTTGCACTAATTCCATAGTTGCATCAAACGAAGATAATAGAATTACTAAATCTGGTAATACTTGGGTAAAACTTGATTGGGATAAACAAAAAAGATATTTACCAAACAAACGTTATTATTTATGTAATGATTGCAACAATTTAAACAATAATAAAACAAATGAAATAGGTAATAAATTAATTACCGAATTATTAAAGGGGGTAAATAATGGATAATCAAACAGTAACTAAAAATAATACTATGCAATTTAAACCAGGTAAGGTTGATTGTGATTATATACACGATTTTACAATGATTGAATTAAGTAGTAATTATTTTTCTAGTAGTATTCGCAAATTCCATAATTCTAAGATCAAAAGAGTTTTATTTGTTGATCCTGATAAAAAACAACAGAGTAATATATTTTCTTATTATGGTGTAAATCCATATAGAGAAGTTATTACTTTATTAATAGAGGAAGTAAGAGGGTTTTATGATGATAAAGATTATAAAATTATTTTATTACATAATGATAAATTAACTTCATTACAAGAAGATGTAGGAAGTGCAGGGTATCAAGTTGTAAGGTTTAAAGACTATCAACAAGCTAGAAAAGAATTAAACAGGTTAGAAAAAGAATTAAAAACTTCTTTAGATTGTTTAAAAGACTTTAAATAAATAGCTAACAAGCACTTGTTAAAGGGTGCTTGTAGGGTGTTTATACCAGAAAGCAGGTTAATTAAATGATTGATACAGTTACTTTAAATCCTACGCAGTATTTAATATTGGTTGTAGGTTGCTACTGTGTAGGTTGGTTAAGCTATTGGTTAGCCGATACAGTAAAAGAATACTTAAACAAAAAATATTACATTAAAGGGGGTGAATAATGAGAAATGACACATATAACAGGTTAAGAACTAAAACAGTTGCAGTAGGTAGAAAAAGATATTACGAAACTTTAACAAAACCAAGATTTATTTGGTTATATAATTTTATAAATAAATTATGTGATAAGTTAATTGATTTAGCATTTAAAATTAAAAGATTAAATAGAAAATATAATGAAATTGAATATCAAAAAATGCGTTATAAAACTATATACGAAACTATATATATAGATTGATTAACAACTAATCAACAGCAATAGAGATTAAGCTCGTAGTGATCCCCTTTACATTACGAGCTTTTTCTATTGTGTAGGTAAATATATTGTAGGCAAATAACTTGCATAATGTAAAACAGGTATTACAATGTAGGTAGGTTAATAAACAGAAAGGTTAATCAAATGACAGAAGAAATAAGGGTAAATAGTTGTTATGCAATAACAATAAAATATTTACAAGCAACTAATACAAAAGGAACAAGAATTAAATTAATTCCTAGTAATGATTTAAAATACGGCTTAGATTTTAAGAGTATAACTTTACCTTATAACTATTCAACAGGTAGTTTTGAACAAGCTGTTAATTATGTTGTAAGGGTAATGGGTATGCCTTTACCTAGATACAATTTAAATAATGGTGATCAAAATATATTAATTTTTGATAAGCAAGAAGTTAATAACGTATTTTATTTTAATAAAGAAAGTGTAGGCTAACCTTTACAATGATTGTAAAGTTAGTTAGACTATAGATATATAAAGAAAGGATAAGTGTTATGGCTGAATACTGGGTTACTAAAGATGTACAGGAATTTTATCTTATTAATGCAACAGACCAAGAACACGCTGAAAATATAGCTAGTAAACATCTTAATACATTGTATAAGATTGTTGATAGCGAAGTAAAAGATATAAGAGTTGAGAAGAAATCTACTAGAGTGTAAGTAGATTTTATCAACAGAAAGAATAGGGAAGATATGACATTAAGAGAATTAATGCAAGATATTAAAGACAGTTGTGAATTAGCTGATCTTGAAGATTATTTAGATGTAGAGTTATATTTTTTTAAATTACCTGAAGATGATAATTTAAGAGATGATGCAGATAATGACACACCTTTAAAATTTGTAGAGTTAATTTGCACAAGTGGTAGTAGTTATGTAGATATTGGATTGGAAGAGTAGAAAGGTAAACAATGGAAGAAGAACTAAATTTAAAATCCTATAAGTTATCTATTGAGTTTGATGCAGTAGATATTGTTGATGCCGAAACTTTTATTAGAAATACATCTATAGAAGAATGGCTAGATCATTTAGAAGTAGAAGAATAGAAAGGTAACAATGACAGAAGATAACATTAACGATCTTTTAACACAAGCAAGAGATAACATAAGCGACAATGTAGGTAAGCAACAAGAACAAAAATACACACAAGTATTAAACGATAGCTTAGTTGAGTTGGTTAAGTTAAAGAACACAACTGATGACTACATAATGATAAGAAATACTGCAATACAAAGACTATATAGCGAGTGTGGTTATTCAGCTATAAAATTGGGAGATATTGTAGGAATTAGCAGACAAATGATACACAACATAGTAAAGGTAGGGAAGTAATGGATATAACAACAAGTCAATACGAAGATATAGCTAATAAAATAAATCAAGTTAATAGCGATAAATGGTTGCTAGAACTACAAGGTATTATTGAATACAAGTTATACAAAATAAAGAAAGGGAAGTAATGAAAGTATTAACTAAGAATTATAATGACAATAAAACAGACAGTATGTTTTATCCAGATATGCGAGTGTTAGAAGTAGAACATAAAGGTAGGAAGTTTGAACTTAATACTTATGGTGAAGTAAAAATTATTTATCAAGATGAAATTTACTATGACTTAAATGAGATATGTAGTAGTGATGAACAGCTAAATAAATTATGTGATAATGATGAACTTGATATTCTATACAATAATTGGTACGAGTTAAGACCTATTGGTAGAAAAGACTACTACGAATTAGGTATGTATGATGAAGTTTATGGTGATCCAACAGAAATTACAGAAGAAGTATTAGATGAATATATTACATTAGAGAAAGGGAAGTAATGACAAAAGCAGAAAGAGAAATTCGTAAAATGCTAAAGGTTGCAGAAAATAATTTGTTTAAATTGTGGGGTATTCCTAAAGATAAATTATCAGATCAACAACAGAGAGAACTTATAATGCACCAAACTAGAGTAAATGCGTATAAAGATTGTTTAATATATTCTGGATTGCGTGAGGGTTGGGGTATTGAACAAGACACAGAAGAATAAAATAGCACTCTATTGCTAGAGTGCTATTCCAGAAAGGAAAAACATATGAATAAATTACATATCGTTTTCTTTCATAGTAGTAGAAATTGTCATATAAAACAATTACAATGTAGGAACATTAAAAACAGGAGAATAAAATGAATAAAGAAACAATTAAAAAATTAACAAAGAACTTTCCAAAAGATGTTGTTAAACAAGCACCAAAGGGAAAGTTTGGATCGTATGTTCCACACCATTTATACACACAACGATTAGTAGATGTTGTAGGTGGTCAATACAACTTTTTTATTAAAGAAGTAATTAGAGATAAAGACAACGCAGTTGTAGGTGCAATTTGTAGATTAGAAATTGAGGGCTTAGGTATTGTAGAAGAAATTGGTGATGTAGATA